CCTTCATGAACGGGGTGGCCGTCAGCGCGAGCCGGTAGTGCGCGTTCACGCAGTGGCGCATCACCTCGTAGAAGCCATTTCCCGACGCCTCGTGCGCCTCCTCGAGGATCACGAATTCGACGCCCGCCAGGAACTTGATCATTTCCTCGCGCTTCCGGTTGTGATCCTGCACCTTCGCCTGGATCGTCGCGACCACTTCGACGTCGGCCGGGCGTTTCGCCTCGAGCTGGCGGCGCAGCGCGGTCGTAGCATCCGCGATCTGCGGGGCGGGGAGCTTCTGCTTTTTCAGCTTCGCCTGCAGCTTCTCGACCTCGCGGTCTTCGGCGGCGTCCCGGTTCTTGATGTAGGCGAGCATTTCGCCCTCATCGGTCCAGAGGTCGATCGCCTGGCTGATCGTCTGCACCATCCCGAGCGTGAACTGACGCGAGAAGTCCCGCTGGCTGTCGCCCACGACGCCCACGCGCTCGCCAAGGTTCTCGGTCACCGCGTCGCCCATCTGATACATCAGGATGCCCCGCGTGGTCAGAAAAAGCGTCTTGCGGCCGATGCGCTTGTAGCAGATCCGTGCGATCCGGCTCTTGCCGCCGCCCGTCGCCACGCGGGCAATGATCGCGCGGTGCTTCACGAGCTTGTCGGCCACCTCGGGCTGGTAGTTGTAGGCCGGGTCATAGCCGAAGTCGTCGACCACCGGGCGCTCCGGGCCCAGAGGTGCGGGCGCGGGCTTTCTCACGAGATTGACCTTGTAGCCAGCCTTGAGGAGCGCGGCATAGACCTTGTAGGTGAAGCCCGCCGGGAAGGTGTCGTTGTCGAAGTCGTAGAAGCTCGAGGAGCCGTCCCACGACGTGCCCTTGAACGCCTGCGAGTAGCTTGCGCCCTCGACCAGATAGGAGAGCTTCTCGCGCACGAGCAGCTTCGCCTCGCGCGTGGCGCCCATCAGCCTTGCGTTCACCGCTCCTGCGGCGAGAGTCAGTCCAGATGTCATTTCTTGCCTTATAGGAGGTCCGTAAGTATAGTAACGAATGACTTACTCACACGGACGCATTATGTCAGCCGCACAACCCAAGTTCCAGCCGGTGTCAGCGCAGGTATCAGTCGATATGCTGCGGGCGAACAGCTGGAACACCAACACGATGTCGCCGGATTCGGAAGCCAAGCTCGACGTCTCCGTATCCCGGTTCGGCCTCTACAAGCCGATCGTGGTGCGCCCGCACCCGGACGGCGAGGGCTACGAGATTCTCGGCGGTCAGCATCGGTGGGAGGCAGCGCGGCGCGCTGGCATGTCCGAAGTGCTGATCGTCAACGTCGGGCCGGTGAGCGATCTGACGGCCAAGGAAATTGGCCTCGTCGACAACGGCCGCTACGGCGAAGACGACACGCTCGCGCTCTCGCGCCTGTTGAAGGAGATGGGCGTCGAGGACATCGGCACCTTCCTTCCCTACACCGACAGCGAGCTGGAGAACATTCTCGCAGCTTCAAGTATAGATCTCGACGACCTTGACAAGCTGGATCAGGCCGAGATGCCTGACCTCTCCGGCGCGGGGCTTGGCGCCACGCATCAGGTGATGCGCTTCAAGGTGCCCGTCGAGGACGTCGCCTGGGTCACGAGCGCGATTGAGCGCCGCCAGCGCGAGCAGGGATTCACCACCGAAGACTCCATGACGAACGCCGGCATGGCCTTCGTCGATCTCATGAAGGCATACAAGTGAGCAAACCGACCGGCTTTGCGCGCATCCCACGCTCCGAGTTCCTCTACCCGGAGTGTCAGAGCTGCTACTTCCACAACGTCGAGCCTGCCATCTGCGAGAACTGTGACAACGGTTCCGAATACGAGCCCGATGACGATCTCGAGGGCAAGCTCTCCGCGCGCCGCGCCGCCATCGTGCGATTTTTCCGCAAGATCCAGACACCCCTGCCGGCCGAGCTGATCCCCGAGGAGCTCGAGCCCGCGACTGAAGAACAGGAGCTTCAAGCAGCATGAGCAAACAGAGCGAAGCCAAGGCCGCGCAGCACTACAACCGCGAGCCGGTGAACTGCGGCAACTGCCGCCATTTCGAGTTCGACGAAATCACCCACAAGGGCGCCTTCGGCGGTGGCACCTACGTCGAGCAGAAGAGCCTGCGTTGCGGCATCGGCAGGTTCAAGGTCCACAAGACCGCCAGCTGCGTGCGCTTCGAGCGCCCGGAGGCCGCATGAGCGTCACCCGCACCAACGAGATTCGCGCCGTTGCCGATCTCGTGCCCTACGCGAAGAACGTCAAGAAGCACGACGACGCGCAGGTCGCCAAGATCATCGAGTCGATCCAGCAGTTCGGCTGGACCCAGCCCATCGTCATCGACGAGGCGAACGTCATCATCGCCGGCCACGGCCGGCGCCTGGCGGCGACCAAGCTCTCCATGACGCAGGTGCCGGTGCTCGTGCTGCGCGGCCTGACGGACGGGCAGAAGCGGGCGCTGCGCCTGGCCGACAACCGCACGAACGAGGGCGGCATCGACACGCTGATGTTCCGCGAAGAGATTCTCGGCATCGAGGAGCTGCTCACCGGCATCTACGACGTGAAGGAGCTCGAGTTCTCCACCGCGGACCTGGGCGAGCTGAACGACGCGGCCTTCGTGCCGGACGTCGCTGAAGCCGTCGAAATGCAGGAGCAGGCGGCCCACGCGAAGGCAGACGAGGTGACCGCGCGCCGCGTGCCGCTCTCGAAGGCGTTCGGCTTCAAGGACGTCGCCGGCAGCCACGAGATCCACATCTCGCGCTTCATGGCGCGCGCGGCCGCTGAAACCGGGTTGACGGGCGCCGACGCGCTCGCGGCTTTTCTCGAAACGCTGGCATAAGTCACCCATTACTCACCATGACAACCTACACCATCGACAAGCGCTTCCACACCCGTGTCGCGCGCAGCCAGCGCGTCGTGGAAGTCGCTGAAGCGTTCGGGCTCGGCCTGGACGACAAGGAATTCGTGATCTTCGACCAGCTCAAGCTGGACGTGGCGCAGGGCGACGTGCTCTACATCACGGGCCAGTCGGGCTCCGGCAAGTCGCTGCTGCTGCGCGAGCTCTCGGCGCAGATGGCTGCCGAAGGGCAGAAGGTCGCCAACCTCGACGAGGTGGCGATCAACGCGGAGCTGCCGCTCATCGACCAGATCGGCACCAGCACGAACGACGCGATCCGGCTGCTCTCGATTGCCGGCCTGAACGACGCGTATCTGTTCATCCGCAAGCCCGGCGAGCTCTCTGACGGCCAGCGCTACCGCTTCAAGCTCGCGAAAGCCATCGAGAGCCAGGCCGACGTCTGGGTCGCCGACGAGTTCATGGCGGTGCTCGACCGGACCGCGGCCAAGGTGATCGCGTATGCCGTGCAGAAGACCGCGCGCAAGGTCAACGCGACCGTGATCGTCGCAACCACCCACCTCGATCTCGTGGAAGACCTGCAGCCGTCGCTCTACATCGAAAAGCGCTACCGCGAAAAGCTGCGCATCGAAGCATTCACCGACCTCAACGCGGCGGCCGAGGGCTCGAAGACCCTCACACGCGACGAGGCTTTCGATCTCATGAAAAGGATGGCCTGATGAACCCGAAGTATGAAGCGGCGCTCGAAGCGTCGAAAGAGCGCCCGCAAGTCGTGATCTTCACGGCGGCCTGGTGCGGCCCGTGCAAACTCCTGAAACCGGCGCTGCAGTCGCTCAAGGGCGACTACGGCTTCGACTATCACGAGTTCGACGTGGCCGAGTTCGAGCCCGCGGACCTCCAGACGCTCGGCGTGCGCAACGTGCCGAACGTGCGCGTGCTCGTGAACACCGTCGTGAAGGCACAGTTCGTCGGCGCGCGCACGAAGGCGTCGGTCGAGGAGTGGCTCACGGCGCTCGGCGTGATCTCTCGCGGGCTGAGCTTCGAATGATCGCGCCGGCCACCGCCCTGAACCTTGCCGGGCCGATCACGGCCTCGGACGACCGGGATAGCCCGATCTTCGCCTGGCGTGACCCGGCGGCCGGCACGCGCCCGCTCTCGCTCATGAAGCACATGTATGTCGAGCGCGGCACGCTGGAGGACTGGCAGCTCCTGCACGAGCTCCACTACAAGGCGAGCAACAACGGCATCGGCCCGCGCTACGTGCGTCTCGTGATCGATGACGGCGTGGAGCCCGCGCAGACGATCGGCGTGATGGTGTTTACGGTCCCCAAGCCGCTCGACTCCGGTCGCAATCAGGTGTTTCCGCACCTGCGGCCCAACCAGAACGGGCGCGACAACCGGCTCATCAACGTGCAGCGCATGGCGTGGATCAACAAGAACCTGATTCTCTCCAGCCGCACGGTGCTCGACACGATGTATCGGGGCGGCGGCATCGCCTACCGCTTCAAGAACATCGGCTACCGGCTGATGGGCTTCCGGTATGTGGAGAGCCGCAGCTCGATGAGCCGCTACAACCCGTTCAGCATCCGCGCCGGCATGCGCTTCGTGAAGCCGAAGTCGGCGCCGGCCTTCGAGACGGGCTTGGCCTTCTTCGCGCGGCACTTCAAGAGCCCGGCCTACGACTACGTGGCGATCAAGGCCGAGATCGAGGCGATGCCCGATTACCTGCGCGAGCACACGCTGAAGGAGCTGCGCACCTTCTACTACCGCAACAGCTCGATGGAGAAGTCGGGCGACAACCGGCTGAACGGCACCTCCCGCGTCGAACAGATGGAGCTCGGGTATCTCCTCAAGCAGACCCAGCAGCTCGTGTTCGGCGCGACCGTCTACGCCGCGTGGACGAACCCCGACTGGGATCCAAACACGCAGGCGATGCGCACGCTCCCCGCGCGTATCCCGCTTTCCGCTTTTGACAACCAAGGGGTCGACGAACCCCTGCGACTGGACCTTCTGGAGACACCAGCATGACGCTCAAAACGACTGCCAAGACCCTCTGTGTCGTTGGGACCAAGGGCACGCTCTCTCCCTGGACGATGGAAGCTGTCGACGATGCCGCGGCCGTGAAGGGCATGGCATTCGACTTCGTGATCTGGGCGCGCACCCCCTCGAAAGAGGAATACGAGGTCGTCAACGCGACGTTGAAGGGCTCGGAGTGGGGTGATCACTTCTGGACCTGCCGGCGGCCGCGATGAACCTCACGACCAAGCAGATCGAGATCATGAAGGTGGTGGCCGCGGCCGCCGCCAGTGAGCCGGTCGATCTGGACCAGCTGCTCGAGCGCCTGACCTACGCGACCACCAAGGAGAGCCTGCAGTTCTCCCTGCGCGCGATCGAGCGGCACGGCCTCATCGACCGCTCGATGGCCGAGCACCGCCGCGGGCGGCTGCGACGCCTGGTGGCCGCAACGGACCTCGGCCGGGCCGTAGTGGGCGGCACAGGGCGGCCCGCTCCGGGGCCTGGCTCGACGATCGGCATGCGATCGGAAGAAGTTCTCCCGGTGCCAGCCTCAAAGGAGGTGGCTTTGATAAGCGAAAACTTACCCGAGCCGGAGCTTCTTTCTCTCCCGGAGGTTTCTCTTCCCGAGCCGGAGATACTGCTTGAAGAAGTGTTTATTGATTAAAAAGTAAGCATTTTTTGTAAGTTTTACCACTTGTCACTTTTTGCGTTTCCCCCTTATATATAAACCTTCTTTTTAATACATAGTAAAAAGCTACATTTTAAAAACTAAGGGAAACGCGAAAAAGTGACAAGTAAGTAAGGATAGTGAAAGGATAAAGAGCACGATGAGATCAGGACCGCGGGTGGGAAAGTCTGCGCATGAAAGTAAGGCACGGGTTATTTACATTCTTCCCGCGGCCCGGTATAGTCTGCCCTTAGTGAATCACCTCCAAGGGGCAGACCGAGCGACGGCTGCCCCATTTTTTTTGCCTGAGAGCCAGTGATGACGGATACGACGACCGAGCCGAAAAAGACCGGCGGCCGCAAGCCCGGTAGCCGCTCGCTTTCGGAGAAGCAAAAAGCCGAAGCCTGCGCGCTCTACGCTGCGGGCGAACTCACGATCGAGCAGCTTGCCGAGCGCTACAAGCGCACCCCGCGCGCGATGAGCGCGATGTTCGCGAAGGCGGGCGTAAAGAAGGGCGACAAGCGCGCCGAAGTGCAAGCTGCGGTCACACAGCAGGTCAACCAGCAGATCGCGGGTGACGCGGGCGTGATCGCGGGCAAGATCAAAGAGACGAAGGACTCGCACTACGCGGCGGCGAAGGTCATCGCGGGCCTGATCCAGAAGCAGCTCGTCACGGCGCAGCAAAACGGCAAGGGGTTCGCGATCGTCCAGAACGAGATCAAGACGCTCAAGCTCGCGGCCGAGGCATTGGCGACCCTGCGCGCCGAGCGCTTCGTGATTCTCGGCATCGCCGACGGCGAGAAGGACGACAACGACGAGCTGCCGGATCTGGGCGTGCACGAGATGACCGCCGAGCAGATCGCCGAGATGCAAGCGCGCCAGGACGACGGCGGCCTCGACATGAGCGCCGACGAAGAGGCGATGGCAATGGCGATCGCGCCGCCGGGCAACGACGACAACGTGATCGACATCGAGGACGGCGATGCAGCTGCGTGAGCCGGGGCTGCCCGGCATTACGCCGATCGCAGCCGAGATGCAGACGCTTTTCCTCCATCCGAAGCAGATGGAGGTGTTTCGCTCGCCGCATCGCTTTCGCGTGGTCACGGCGGGCCGACGCTGGGGCAAAACTCAGCTCGCCAAGGTGGCGCTCATCAAATACGCGAAGGTGAAGAACCGGCTCGTGTGGTATGTGGCGCCGTCCTACCGGATGGCAAAGCAGATCATGTGGCCGGACCTCATCGCCGCGATCCCGCGCAAGTGGGTCAAGAAGATCAACGAGACGACGCTCGCCGTCACGCTCGTGAACAACACCCGGATTGAGCTGAAGGGCGCCGACAACCCCGACTCGCTGCGTGGCGTGGGTGTGCACTTTCTCGTCATGGACGAGGTGCAGGACATCAACCCGGAAGCGTGGACCAAGGTGCTGCGCCCGACCCTCGCATCGACCGGCGGCCACGCGCTCTTTATCGGCACGCCCAAGTCATACAACTTCCTGTATGACCTGCACATGCTCGGCCAGGACCCGAAGAACCAGATCCTCGGTCGCTGGAAGAGCTGGCAGTTCCCGACGATCACCTCGCCCTTCATTCCGAAGTCGGAGATCGAGGCCGCACGCGCGGACATGGACGAGAAATCGTTCAAGCAAGAATTCGAGGCATCGTTCGAGACGATGAGCGGGCGCGTGTATCACGCCTTCGATCGCAAGGTGCACACGGGCGACTATCCGTTCAACCCGAGCCTGCCGATCTGGGTGGGGCAGGACTTTAACATCGACCCGATGAGCTCCTGCATCTTGCAGCCGCAGGAGAACGGCGAGGTGTGGGCGATCCACGAGCTGAGCCTGAAGAGCTCCAACACCGAGGAGGTGTGCGACGAGCTCGAGCGCCTCTACTGGAAGCTCATCAAGCGCGTGACGATCTTCCCCGACCCAGCCGGCGGCTACCGCCAGCACGCGCGCGGCGAGTCGGACGTGGACATCTTCAAGCAGAAGGGGTTCGAGAACGTCGTCTACCGGAAGAAACACCCGCCTGTGGCCGACCGGATCAACGCGGTGAACCGCATGCTGCGCTCAGCCGACGGGCGCGTGCGCCTGAAGGTCGACAAGCGCTGCAAGGAAGTCATCAAGGCGCTGGAGCAGACGATCTACAAGGAAGGCGGGCGCGAGGTCGACAAGGACATGGGCGTCGAGCACATGGGCGACGCACTCGGCTACCCGGTCGAGTATATGTTCCCGGTGCGCGAAATCAGCATTGCAGGCGTGTCCATTTGATGTTATGGTAAGTGACCCGTTACTCTACACCCGGCACGCCCGTTATGTCGTTTAGCCAGAAACAGCTCCAGACATTCATCAAGCGCCGTCATCCCCTCTACGAGGCGATGGAGGCGCATTGGAATTTCCTCGAGCAGACCTACGAAGGCGGGCGGCAGTGGTTCGTCGAGAACCTGCACAAATACCGCAAGGAAGGCGACCAGGAGTATAAGGAGCGCCTGAAGCGCGCCTACCGCTTCAACCACACGCGCGAGGTGGTCGATCTGCTGGACAAATACGTCTTCAAGATCGACATCAAGCGCAATGAGGACGCCCCGGACTACATCAAGGAGTTCTGGAAGCGCGCGACGCTCAACGAAAGCCCGATTGCCGACTACATGAAGCGTGTGTCCAACCGCTCATCGACGTTCGGCCGTATCTGGGTAGTGGTCGATTCGACGAAGACGGCTGACGTGAAAAGTGTGGCCGACCAGAAGGCGACCGATGCGCGCTGCTACAGCTACATCGTCAAGCCCCAGCACGTCCTCGATCTCTCGACCGACGAGCTCGGCAAGCTCAACTGGATTCTGATCTACGAGACAGCGCGCGACGACTCGGACCCGATCAACTCGTCGGGCGACATCATCGAGCGCTATCGGCTCTGGACGCGCGACGCCTCGCAGCTTTTCACGGTGGTGTATCAGCGCGGCAAGCCGATCATCCAGGTTGCTGAGCCCGTGGCGCACGGCCTCGGGGTCGTGCCGGTGTTCGCGGCCGACAACGTGATCTCGGACGAGCCCTACACGTCGCCGGCGCTGATCGCCGATGTCGCGTATCTGGACCGGGCGGTGGCGAACTACCTCTCGAACCTCGACGCGATCATCCAGGACCAGACCTTCAGCCAGCTCGTCATCCCGGCGCAGTCGTTGCCAGCAGGCGACGAGGGCTTCGACAAGCTGGTGGAGATGGGCACGAAGCGCATTTTCACCTACGACGGCTCGGGCCCCGGGAAGCCTGAGTTCATCAGCCCGGACGTGAAGCAGGCGCAACTGATCGTCTCGACGATCTCCAAGATCATCAACGAGATTTACCACTCGACGGGCCTTGCCGGCGAGCGCACGAAACAGGACAACTCGCAGGGCATCGACAACAGCTCCGGCGTCGCCAAGGCGTATGACTTCGAGCGCGTCAATTCGCTGCTCACCGCCAAGGCCGACAGCCTCGAGCAGGTCGAGCGCCAGCTCTGCTACTTCGTGTCGCTCTGGAACGGCACGCAGGCCGACTTCGCGCCCGATGCGACGGGCGCCGACAAGACCAAGCAGATGGTCGAGTATCCGAAAGATTTCGACGTCCGTGGCCTCTACGACGAGTTCGACATTGCCGCGCGCCTGTCGCTGATCGACGCGCCGGACGCCGTGCGCCGTCAGCAGATGGACGCGACGATTGACAAGCTGTTCCCGATGCTCAAGGAGGAGCTTGTCAAAAAGATGAAGTCCGAGCTGAGCTCGTGGCCGCCGAAAGACGTTTTGGCGGCACCTGGCGCTGGCGGTTCGCCCGTATCCAGCGCTGAGATTCAGAAAACGGGCGGCAAGCAGGTCGCCGGGCAGATGTTGAACCCCGGCAAGAAAGCAGCGTAGCACCGACTGGCCGAGTGACCGGCCACACACACAAACCCCGGGCAAGAGAGCGCCCACACGAAAGGCAGCATTGAGATGAACAAGTTCCTGATGAAACTGATGGCACACGGCGGCTACATGGCACCCGAGGGCGAAGGCGGCTCCGGCGGCGGTGGCGTAGGCAGTGGGCCGGCAGGCGGCGAAGGTGGCTCCGGCGGTGAAGGCAAGGGCGCAGGTGCGGGCGACGGCAAATCCGGCGGCGAAGGCGGCCAGGGTGGCACGGGTGACCCGACCGGCGGCAAGAAGCCGACCGACGAAGAAGCGCGCCTGATCCGCGAAGTGATGGACAAGAAGGACAAGCTGAAGAACGCCACCTCGGCACTCGAGCAAGCGAATGCTCGGCTGAAGGAGTTCGACGGCATCGACGTCTCGCAGGTCAAGGCACTGCTGCGCGAAAAGGCCGAAGCTGAAACCGCCAAGCTCGAAGCGAAGGGCGAATGGGATCGCCTGAAGCAACAGATGGCCGACCAGCACGCCGCCGACATCGCCGCGCGCGAGCAAGCGGTGACTGCCGCGCAGTCGCAAGTGTCCGAGCTGCAGTCGCAGATCGCCGAGCTGACCGTCGGCAACGCCTTCGGCCAGTCCAAGTTCATCGCAGACGAGCTGACTCTCTCTGTTGCCAAGGCGCGTCGCATCTACGGCGCACATTTCGAGTTCAAGGACGGCGCGGTCGTCGCCTACGACAAGGCCGCCGGCGCGCGCGAGCGCACGATGCTGGTCGATTCGAAGGGCGAGCCGCTCGGTTTTGACGCGGCGCTCTCGAAGCTCGTCGATGGCGACCCCGACAAGGACACGCTCGTCAAGAGCAAGCTGCGGTCGGGCGCGGGTTCCAACACGAACCCGGCGGCTGCCCCGGGCGCCAAGCCTGGCGTGAGCGCACCGCTCACGGGCCGCGCGAAGATCGCTGCGGGCCTGAAGAGCGCGGGCCTGAAGTAAGCCGGCGACAAAAAGTTGTAAACCCGTGGCATTCCTGTTAAAGTAAGTCGCGGGTTACTTACTACCCATTTTCTTTTCGAAAAGGAAGATTGATATGCCATTGCTGCGAGAAGAAGCCGACAAGCTGAGTAACAATCAGCTGGTCGCAGGCGTGATCGAGGAAATCATCGACAAGGATGAGCTCTTCGCGCTCCTGCCGTTCGTCGG